AAAGGCCGGTAGTTGTAACATAGGTGCTTCTCCTATTACCCTACCACCACCACCGCCACCACCGCCACCACCACCGCCACTGGTAGGAGGCGGTTCAGGAGGATCTACAGGTTCAGTAGGATCTACAGGTTCAGTAGGATCTACAGGCTCTGTAGGATCTATAGGTTCAGTAGGATCTATAGGTTCAGTAGGATCTATAGGTTCAGTAGGATCTACAGGTTCAGTAGGATCTACAGGCTCTGTAGGATCTATAGGTTCAGTAGGATCTATAGGTTCAGTAGGATCTATAGGTTCAGTAGGATCTATAGGTTCAGTAGGATCTACAGGCTCTGTAGGATCTATAGGTTCAGTAGGATCTATAGGTTCAGTAGGATCTATAGGTTCAGTAGGATCTACAGGCTCTGTAGGATCTACAGGCTCTGTAGGATCTACAGGTTCTGTAGGATCTACAGGCTCTGTAGGATCTACAGGCTCTGTAGGATCTACAGGTTCTGTAGGATCTACAGGCTCTGTAGGATCTACAGGTTCAAGCCAAAGCAAACCACCTTCGGTAGACTCGTTGTCTATTGTTTCTTGGGTAAGCTGCCCAATCAGTATGTCCCAAATGCCGCTTGTGTCTGTCTCTCCTTCTGCTCCGAAAATACCTCCAAAGATATCTCCTAAAGCTTCCTCAATTGTTTTATCAGAAGTACCTGCTAATATTTCTGCTAGTTCACCGCTCTGACTAAGGATTTCTCCGGCTTGATCCATTAGTTTTCCAGGCAGCGCTACTACTTCGCCAACTGCTGCCTCAATCTGCGTACGAGTTTCTGCTGCTATTTTACCCGCTGTTTTAAACGTTCCATTGGGATTCTTAATCTTTATCTTCATAATTCCGCTCATGCCTGGAATTACTACAGGAAGCTTAAAGAAAATAGAGTCTCCTTCTTCTGGGTTAAACTCCCAACCAATACCGCCTTCTCTTAGGAGTTCATTCTGAAGTCTTTTTACGTACTCTTTTTCTATCTCTCCAAGGTTTTCATCTAATTCATCTAATTCTTCAAACACAGCAGCAAAACCATTAGCAGTAAACCCTGTTGCCTGATTTAGTATGTTTTGTATTTGTAGATCGTCAGCAGCCGCAGTTCCTGCTAAGTCGGGGTCAACTCCTGTTAAGTCAGGGTCGTCACCTGTTAAGTTTCCTATGTTTTCAGCAATAGCAGCTTCCCACGCAGCCCTTTCTTCAGGAGTAAAGTTTGCAGCAACGGCTGCTTCTGCTTCTTCGACAGAAACGTCTACAATATCTCGACCACCGGGAAACGATGTAGGAATAGTGCTTTGGATGCTGTCGGGGTCGTTGCCAAAGATGTTGAATCTAGGGAATAACGTGGTGCTTGGTGAAGTACCCGGAGGAGCGCCGTTAGCACCGTCTGATCTATTGCCTTCACCTGCGCTGCCTGTTTGGTTTTCTTCTTCTTCTTTTTGTTTGGCATTAGCTGCTATAATATCGGCAAGCAGTTGTGGATCTATTTGATTGTCCAGAAAACTAGCCATCAGAACACCACCGAAGAAACGATAGTCACCACACAGGTAAGCGAAGCACCGATGACCAACCACGCCAGTTTTTCCCATCTGACAGAGTGGTCGTTAGTAGCTTTCTTAAGTTCTCTAAGTTCTATGGTTGCTTCAGACCATCGTTTACCACACTCTTGCTCGTGGTGTGATATACGTTCTAAAGCTTCTAGGGCTATGTCTAAAGCCCTGTCTAAGTTGTCTTTGTCGCTCATGTGCGGCACCCTTATTGTTCGCGGCTAACCTTCTTAATTTTTTCCGCGCTTCTCATAGCACCCAAACCCAACATACCCATCAACACAGGCATCATGGTAGCTGTGTCAACTAAAGGTATCGTTATGTTTGAGTCAGAGAGTGCAAGCACAAAGTTCGCTAACGGAATAATGATGAAATTTCCTGCCATACCTAAGACGCATACCCAGCCAACTGCTGGTCGCCATCCTGAAACAAACAAGGAGCTAGAAGAAGCCTCAACTTTGTTTACTTCTATTTGACCCTTAGCCAGCTCCTGTGCGTGACGTTCAGACATGGTAGCTAGTTGTTGAGCTAGTGCATTCTTCTGGTCTTTGTCCTCTATAAACTTATCTAAGAGGGCCGCTACAGGGCCGATTAAGGACTCAATCAAAACATAACACTTAGTGTTATACTAAGGATAACCAAAGACCCTGTTACAACTAAAGCGCCTACAACGACAGGTCTAACAGCGCTAATGAAGTTTAAAACAACTTCTCCGACTTTTTCTACTTTCTTTCTCATTCAAACTCCTAGGGTTGGTTTAGTGTCTGGGAACAAAGGAGTACTGGGCCACTGCCTAAGTTCTTCTCTGTAAGTAATGTAAGCAGCGCGGTCGGGGTGATCAGTTACCGGCATTATCCAATCAGTTGCGGCCAGTTCGTTGTCACGCCACTCGCGTGCGGAAGCGGCTGTCTCAGGCAGTGTTTCCCATGCTGTACCTGTCCAACGCTGGCCCATTACTGTTGTGTCGAAAGACGACAAAAGAATCATGGTGGCGCTAGGTGTCACAGCCTGTTGATATTCAGTAATACCAATGCAAATACTGTTGTCGTCTATGCTGGCATAAGTGACGTTAGACATATTCTATGACCTCCCAATGCAACGTAGCCGACAAAGTTCCGGGGGTGTAATATGTACTCCCACCGCTTACCGCTAAATTTGTTGTTGTAGTAAGCGTGGCTCCTGCACCTATTCCCACGCCAGTGTTATTGGATACGTTAGTGTATCCGGTTTTGTTTGTAGCAGATACAAAACTTTTATCCAAGTCTACTGCGGTTATTGTGACGTTCACAGCCGTAGAGGGGTTGCTTAAGGTTGTCCCCCGTTGTATTGATTTTATCGGGCTTGATGCCCCTATTACTGCCATTTCTAAAGCTCCTTCCAGCCGATAGTTACATCGACATAGACTAGTTGAGCAGCGTTACCCGTGGGCATTGTTGCGTCTGCCGCTGCGCTATTTATGTTTTGTGAGTTTCTACCAACAGTCAGCAGAGCAGCACCTACGTTCTTTAGAGTAACAGAATCTCCCACTGAGGGAGAAGCAGGTAGTGTGACAGTGAACGGTGTACTAGCGTGGTTTGCTATTAGCTGATCACCGTTAACGGCTGTGTACGTGGTTGTCTTTACTGTCCATGCGTTGTACGCAGGAGCAGCCACTGCTGCTACGTCCTGCCACGCAATGTCCGTCCCGTCACTTGTTAGAACTTGGTTAGCAGTACCTTGACCTAGGACTGCTGTTGCACCACTGGCGTTACCATAGAGGATACTACCACGGTCTAACCCGTCTAAGACGTTAAGTTCTGCTGTAGTAGCTGTAATACCAGCTAAGGTGTTAAGTTCTGCAGCAGTAGCAGTCATCGAGGTACCGCCAAGGGTCACTGGAGACGGTACGACTACTACGCCTGTGAAAGTAGGGCTTGCCTTATCTGCCTTAGAAGCAACCGCTGTGACAATGTTGTCAAACTCAGCTTCAAACTCAGTGCCTTTGACTACCTTATTCGCATCACCGGAAGGAAGTGCATCCTTGGCCTGGAAATCGGTTGTCTTTGCATAGTCGGTCACGCCACCACTCCACTGATTTTGTAGTCGAGGTCTGGTGACGTTGACCCAGAAAGCGTTAGACGAATACTGTCACCTTCTTGAAAGTTGTACGAGGAGTTGTCAGCAGCAGTGATAGCAATGGCTGAACCACTGTCTACAACCGTTGACGTTGTGTTCTGAATCCTTTGCTCAACAGCAACAGTGCCTGAGCCAAATGTTCCATTGATAGCAATATGGACAGGGTGTGTCTTAACTGCAAGCCACGCACTTGAACCATTTGCTGTGAAAGTACCTGATTTGACCATAATGGTCTCCTAGTTTATTAAGTGTTTAAAAGCTGGCTTGAGTCGTACCCGTTTGGTAGAGCAAAGAACTGCGAAGGAACTACCGGTGGTGCAGTTGGATCAAGCGGGTCTGGCACCGGTGACTGGTCGTAAATCGAGTCGTACAAGGCTCTCATTGCCGCATCCGGTGGAACGTCATACGTCAGGGGATCTCGTGTGACGGTGGCTGCACCCAGTAGTATGGCCCCCAGAGTAGTCTCGTAAGGTGGAGGCGTAATGGTTTCAGTCGTTGGCTCGTTCTCGTAAATAGGAAACCCGTTCTCGTCCACCCGTCCTGTGTCGACCCAGTGATCAGTCGTTACAGTGTATGACGGTGGCTGCACCCAATAGTATGGCCCCCAGAGCAAGTTGCCATCCTCATCAGTCTCTTGTTCTTTGTAGCCAAAGACCACTTCTGGAGTGGTGATTGTGATGTAGTCTAGTTCAGCAATCTCATCTAAGCCCTCAAGGCTTGATATGATAATCATTGACTCACTGGCATCAGCGTTAGTGCAGACATAATTGCCACTTCTACCGTCTATCATGCCTCTCAGGGGTGATTCCTCGTCAACCAAGCCGGTAGCTATCAGGGCGTTTAAATCTTGACAGATTGAGATGTAGAACGAACTCATAGGTCACCCACCTCTTCAGCCGTTAGCTCACTGTCAAATATCTTGACCTCACGAACTGTGCCGTCCCACTGAAAGCCGCCGCTGTTGTCATTTCCTATACCTAGGTTACCTGTACCCATTGTGCCGTTGTAAGAACCCGCAGTACCCCCAACGCCGTCTTTGTAAACTGTGAGATTGTTACCCCACGTTGATGCCATAGGCGCGGGTCTGTTTTGGTAAGACGTTCCTACCGGAGATAGGACAATCGTAGTGCCGGCATACCCTCGAATTAAAGTAGAAGGTTGATTTGAATTGGCGTAAAGAATTCTTCCGTTTGCATCTCTAGTCAAAAGGAAGTTATTAAGTGGAGAAGTAGTCCAAATACTAGAAGACTCCGCATACCCTGACCCCGCTGCATCAGTGACCATGTCACCTGCTATCAGAACGTCAGCATTCCTCGTGACGGCTGTCGTTGTAGTGGCGATGTATGATGTTGGGTATGTGGATTTTTCTAGTTGGGCTCCCCAGATGTAAACACCTGAAGTTCCGTCTCCAAGGAATGAAGGTCGGCCCAAACCTCCTTCTTGTCTAAGGTTTACCCAAAAATAACCACTCGTATTAGCCGAAATTCCAGATACAGATATTTTGTACCAGCCGTTACTTTTTAAAGTTATTGTAGCCCCGATTAAAGTGGCTGATCCTGTACCTTGGCTAGCCGTTAACGTGCCAGATTGAAGGTCAAAAGTGGCTTGAAAAGTGTCGCCGCTAATAATGTACATTAAACTCACATATCTTATTCCAGCATCCTTTACATAACAGGAAAGGCTGTATGATCCTGCCGCATGTACAAAAGATTGGTAAATTTTTTGCTCCGTAGTTGCGGTGGTTGCTGTTATTTTTGTTACTGAAGCAGTCCCCTCTGGGTTGATTTCTGAAACAGTACTTAAAGCCCCTGCATTGGCACCCCAACTAGTCGTAAAGTCCTCAGACTGAAGCATCAGATTCGTACTAGCCTTCTCAGCAAGATACCCGAATGGCCCACTCTCATCTACCGGAGGCTGGAATACAGAGGCATTGCCTTCTAGGGTGAATATCTGGTTTTCTTTAACTGATACAGAATCTATTGAACTATAAGCGCCGTTAGTCGTTGCGTAGTTTGTAATACCAATATATGAAGTAGTCGTTGTGGCGACAAAGGTAGCACTTGATGCTGTCGTGCTTGATAGCTTAAATAAATCTAGCAAAGCCGGATTAATCGCAGAAGTACCCCGCACCTGCATCTGGCCTGTACCTGAATTACCGTCATTTATCCCTGAAGTTTCGACAAAGTATGATTTTCCAATTACGGTCGGTATTGCAAAATAGAACCCCAATCTACCTGAAGTTCCAAGGGTCAGCGTCAGTCTTCCAGAGGCAACTGAATAAGTGCCGTTAGATGTCTGATACCACCCCACGTTACTACCATCGTCTGGAGGCGTTGTTCCTGTCGCGCCAGTAAACGCATCACCATTAGTAACTAACTCAGGGCCGTAAGGAATACCTACCCACGTTGAGCCTGAGACATAGTCGCCAAAGTCGAAATCAACCACGGGTGTTGTGCCGTCGATCTCGTTGTATACCTGTGATCTGTAGATTCTGCCATCGAAGGGGTAGGTGGAAGGAGCTGGGCCATATGCTCCAGCAAAAAAAGGCCCAGTTGTTACGCGGATATCATTTACGCCTAAGTTTTGAGTTGCGCCTAGTTGCGTGTAGTCACTAATGGCTGGGGCTTCTAGATTTCCATCAGCATAGTAAAACTTAATGTCACCTGTTGTTGTTTCAAGCGTTACCCTGAACCACCCTAATTCACCTATAGCAAACGGAGGTGCAACTCCTACGTTAGGGGTCTGATGAAGCCCCCCTGCGCTATCGTTGTACAATAACCCCAAGATATTGGAGCTGGTTAAATAAAATTGAAACGCTCTTGCCCCCTGATCCTTGCCCACAAAAAAGGAGTAAGCCCCGCCACTACGAGTAGCCCTAGCCCTAAGATCCAACTCACCCCAAGTCGTGACGACATTAGGCGTAGAGAAGTAATCACCTGCTGCCATCAACTCACCAAATTGGGTGTTAGCGCGTGTTAGCGGAGACCCTACGGCCTCTGTGACTACGTTTGCAGTGACTGTGTTAGCGTTGAGCGTGTTGAAATACTGGACACCGTCTACGTTAGCGCCGTGAGAGGCTTGTTTGACTGAAATACTGTCTATTGTTATTGTCGCCCCTGCTGATGCTCTAATAATGTTGTAGGAAGCCGCTGAAGAAACGTAAAGTTTGTTTGTTCCGTTTACAATAGGGTATATATTGGGAGACCCATTAAAGAAATACATAAATGTCGTTCCAGTAACATTTGACGCTTCTAAAATAAGCTCATAGGAAAGTCCCACAGTAGGCAATACTCCAAGCGTAAGGTCTGCGGCTCCGCTTTGACTACCATCAATAGAATAAGAACTGCCGCCGTTGTATACCCACGGGGCTGTTACGGTTGCATAAGGTGTAAATAACTCAGGGCCAGTAGCAACCCCTGTTGACACGTACTCGCTGGGGTTCTGATTTGTCTGGCCTGTGACGTCTTCTACTTGAGCCTTGTAAATGTAGACGTTAGTTGTAGTTCCAGCGGCATTAGATCGGAGATAAGTTTGAACATCTACGCTTGCCGCGCTTGCTGTGCGGGTAACAGGCCACCATTTAGTGTCGTCAATCGCAATGTCCGGAGAAAAGCCTTCACCAGTGCCGATTCTTATTGCGGTAGCACCTGATACAGCCCTTACCCAAAACGTAGCTGTCCTGACGGCTGTAGTAGGTATTCCGCTACTTGCGTATATTGATGCGGCTGTAGCGCCGAAGCTAACTTCCATTGCTGTTACGCCGTCAACAACTGAGGTTCCGACCTTTGCTGCTCCGCTTTGTAACAGCCAAGCCGAATTAGTAAAGTCTTCACTAGCTACAAGTAAATTCTCTACCCGCCTAGCACCCTGAAACCTTGGTTCACTGCTCTCGACCGTCCTAATAACGCCTTCAAAGTCCTCAAATGTCGCCGCAGTAGCGCGGGTGAACGTGGGATCAGTGCCGGTGGTTGCTTCTAAAGTATGAGTACCAGGCCAGTAGAATATAGGGGCAAGAGCGCTTACAACACTCTCTATAGCATTTCGTATACCTTGCCTAATAGAGCTAATAATGGTGTTTCTCAAGCGGTCACCTCTTTAAAAAAGATAAGGGGGCATTGCGCCCCCCTTTGTAGCTTTACTCAGGTACAGCCAGTACGAAACCAGCTTCAGGACGATACACTTCTACACCGTACAGGCAATCAGCCGTAAAGAGTGTGGAGAGGTATTCCTGCTTGTACTGGGTTTGAGATCGTATAGACTGTTGCTCCGCAAGAACGATAGCGTCCTTATGGAACAGCAACGCACCACGAGTAGCGATAGCAGTGTCAGCAGAGTTATCACCGACAGCCTCGATAGTAGCGCAGTTAGCAGACACGTACACGTCTACACCGTACAGATTACCGATAAGACCGGAGTTTACCGCCTGACCACTTACGAAGTCAGAAGATACATAACGCTCAACACCCATAATCGTGTTACGAACAGAAGGAGGAATAACGAGTACACGATTATCCATCGGTACGTTGTTATCATCAAGCTTCTGAATCATGTCGCGGAAGAAAGCATCAGTAAAGATGTCAGCAGCAACCTGCGTGTCATCTGTGTACTGAGTCGTTGTTCCACCGTCATTGAAGAAACAACCTGTGTGCTGATAGTCAGTAGCAGCGGCACCAAATACAACTGCGCCTCCGTTACCGAAACCAGTACCACAAGAGTGAAGGTCTGCATCAATCTTGGTAGACAGAGCGTACCCAGCGTCTTCTGTGTAAAACTGACGAAGGCTGCTAAGAGCCTGTACTTCGACGATGTCTTCAATGAGTCTTGAGTACTCAAAGTGTCGATCAATGTCAACAGTCAGTTCGCCCTCAGTGTTCGCAATGATAGTAACTGCTGTATCAGCAGCCTTAGCATTCGCGTCACCACGGACAGGCTTAGGAATGTGGAGCTTATCGCCCTTCTTCCCATTCATGCCAATTTTCTTGACAAGAGGAGCCATTTTAAGGTTCTTCTGGTAAGCAGCAATGATTTCATCAGACCAGATTTCTGGTATGAATGTAGCTGCTTCTGTTTTAGCGGTGTTGCCCCCCGCTCCGGGATATGTGGCAGTAGCCATTTAAATCTCCTAATAGATTATTTTACTCGTCCCTCCGCGTAAGCTGCCAGTATTTCTGCTGATATAGCTTGGTAACGCTCAGGATCTGTTCTCATCAGTTTAATAATATCGGCCCTGCGATAAATCTTTCTTCTTGTACCCTCACCACTGCCTTGTGCGTTACCTGTGTTAGCTGCCTTAAGTTGCTGCTTACGCGCTTGTTTTTCAACTTGTGCGGTCTGCTGTGCAACTGTCTTGCGTTCTTTCCATAGTGAAAAGAGTTCATCAGCAGCTTCGGAATTGAAGCGCTGGTCAGCTTCTACAAATAACTGAGTCCTAATCTTAGAAGCTTTGATCCATGTTGCAAACTTCTCATCACTGAGGATGTCTTGCATGTCTGGATGTTTACTCTGAAGCTGCGCGAGTGATGTCTGCTTTTTATAAGCAGTAGTGTACTCTTGCGCTTCTCTAATCTTAGGGTGATTCTCAATAGCACGATTAACGGCTGCTTGGGGATCTGTAAAGTAATCAATATCGTCGTCAGGCTCAACGTGTTGTTGAGGTGCATTTTGTTGTGGTTGACTTGTAATGTAGTCATCTACAACTCTACGAAGCTCTCCTACTTCAGAGGATTGACGACCTAGAAGCTTCTCAGCTTCCTGGTGCATCTGCACTACCTCTTCTAAACTTTTAGTTTGGTACTTCTCTGGTATAGTAGGTTGTTCTTCTTGAGGTTGCTCAACTTCTAGTTGAATCTCTTCTGCTTCGTTTATGAGGTCTTCCGTGTTGCCCTCTTCAGGGGACGAATCGACCATCGTCGCTCTTGACATAATTAAACTCCGTGACAATAATCATTATGGAGGCGACCAGCGGCAATACAGGTATAGCACTGGCCAAGGCTATCTGCTTATTCGTGTTCTTTTAGCCACTTAAGGTGTCTACCGGGGAAATCCCCACTAGTACCCTCAAGAATAAAAGACGGGGCAGATACTGTTTTTGTAGCCATGTCACCACAGACGCACCTACTGTCTGTAGTGCCACTTGTTACAAACTTTTCAAATACGTGTCCGTTTGCACAACGAAAATCGTATACTTTATACATCTTCTTCTACCTCTTCGGCTTGCTCTCTTGCTGCTGTAATCATATCCTCTAGGGTGATTATGCTTGCAAAAGCGGCTATTTGGCCCTTTCGGTAAAAGAGTTCTTCTATGTCTTTAACTGACCTTACATCAGCAAGGTCTTTAGAGTTATCAACAAGCTCTTCTAAGAGTTGTTTGAAACCTAGGCTATTAAATAGTTGGTTGTAGTTGTTGTAGTAGGTTTCAAGCTCAGGAGTCATTGTTTCCCCCTTATGGTTAACTATAGTTATATTGTAGCATATTTAAGGTTATAAGTCAAGCGTTTTGTTTACCGCTTGGACTTGCCTTGCTTACGCATGGGTTTACCTTTCTTTTTGGATGCTTCTTTAGCTTTCTGCATACCTGCTGCGGTGTACGGATAGCTTTTCTTTCCTACTTTCGGCATGGATCACCTCCTACCACTTTTTGCAAGACCAATATCTTGCTGTGAGTTTACTGGGTGGACTAGTGTCACACTTGTGACGAGCCCTGAATGACTTACGTCTAGCGGGTTGCTCCTTCTTAATGGTCATATTAGCGTCACCAAACCTTATGGTTTTAACTTGGTCACCCTGTTTAGCCACTACGACGAACTTCTTAGTTTTATGCTTAGGAGTCCTTTTTGGCTTGTTGTACCCGCTTACTCCCGCTTTTGCTAGCTTTGGGTCTTTGCTCTTCGGCATTAGATAACTCCCTGATCTGGCGCTCCAGCGACTCTAGGCGCTCCCATTGGGGACGGAGGTGTCGGTTGACGTTGTTGAGTAGGCCCTGCAGTTCTTTGTCTGTTAGCATCTGTTTTACCTCTGATTTCTTGTTGTTTAAGAAGGGTGTCAGCTACGCGCATTCTCCTTTCAAACTCTTTGTCGTCACCGTCACCTTCACGTAAGTTTCTAGTGATGGCGTTGATACGATCTATCTCTACCTCCTGTGGTACTGCCTGAGCTTCTGCTACCAGCTTACCGGCTCTTGCAGAGGACTCTTGGGCCTGTGCGTTAAGGGCAGAAGTTTGTGACTGCTGTAGAGCCACCTGTGCCTGCTGAGTCGCTTGCTGCATCTGCTCTTCTTCTGGCTTAGGCTCTATAGCCTGTTGCATCGCTACTAACAACTCTTCACGATTAGACAGGTTCATGTTCTCGATAATAGACTGAATCAGTGTGTTGTACAGAGGTGAGTCTTTCTGCATTGTTTGAAGTAGTTGTACAAGCTGTGTAACCTCGTATTCCCTAGCCATAATGCCTAGAGTACTACTGGCGTTAAACTTGTAGTCAGCAACTGGGTAATTCTCAGGGTCAAACTGCATGTAGCGGTAGGCAGCTTTCCTTACGAAAGGTAAGAGAAAGGACTGCTGGAAGTTAATCAGTGTTCTCTTGTGGCGCTTAATGATCGCACCCAGAGACATTGAGATGCCCGCAGCGGTTGCTTCGCCGTTAACAGCACCACTGAGTCCTGCTGAGTCAACAGCCCCTGTAGCTTGCTGTACCATCTGCTGTAACGCAGCGGCTTGACCAAAGGTAATCTGGTCAACCTGACCGAAGTTAAACGGCTGTAGTACCTCACGAGGGTCACCGCTGGTCAGTATTATCTTACCGGGGCGTATCTCAGGTTTAGCACCTCTAGGCAGTCTTGTTGCGTCTACGGCTAACATAGGGTGTACTGTGAGGCTCAGAGCGTCTATCCTTGCTCTTAACTCTGTGTCCAGAGCTTTCTGGGAGTTGTACCCCTTCTCACATACGCCACGACCCCAGAACCTTCCAGGGACAATGTCCCATGGGAAAGCAACCACAGGTCTGTCCTGCATCATATAGGGGTTAGCTTCTGCCTTCAAAAGGACACCACCGTTGGCGACTACTACTACCGCTTCCACGTACCTCGATTTACCTTTAGCGGTTTCTTCTTCGTCGTCTTCATCGGTAGACACTGCTCCAACACCAGAAATGTCCTCTACTTCTTCATCGTCTTCTATGTCGTCTTCTGTGGCACTCTCAAGTAACTCTCTAGGGACTAAGCCGTAGTACTTTGTAAGACGCACTTTGTCGTCGTTGTACATCGTAAGGTCTTGGTCTGGCTCTAGGTCAGTATCCGGTGCTGCTGTGCCTACATAAACGTCACGGTACACACCTTCTTCCTGAAGCATCTCTACTTGGTGTAGGCTTACAAACTCGTCTATGGCGACACCCTGTGCGTCTTCAATACTGGTAGCTAGGGGATCAATCAGGAAGTTCTGTGGCAGGATAGGTTTAAGTCTAACTTCTACTTTTTCTCTAATGTTAACACCGACAGCTTGTAGATCACCTCCCATAATAGGTTGTTTAGCCGGTACCATTTCTTTTACATCTTGTATAATAAGCTCACCAACTGCTGTACCAAACACGGCAGAGTTGATAAGACACTCAGCGACTGCTTTACGGACTTGAGAGTTCTCAAAGTCTTCGGTTAGCTTCTGTCGTAGGTACATCACGTCTTGACGATCTTTGTCACCCACGTTGTCCGACACGTCGAACCATTTGCCACGACCAAAGGTAGCTTCTTCTAGTTCTGCTACGTTGGACTCTACTGCTTGCTGCAGAGACGGTGCAATGATACGGCTACGCTCAGAGGCTCTTGAGCTGTCAGCAGCGTCCCAGATGCCTCTCCAGAGCCTGTAGTACTCGTCAAAGCGAGTCGAGTAGTTAGACTCGTAGTTGTCGCGCCAGTCGTCACACTTAGTGATAACCCAATCTTCAATAGATTCTTCTATTAACAAGGGGTCTGTTTCAAATATTTCACTCATGTTGATACACTAGAAAATTCTAGTTCTCCGCTTGCGGTAACACGTACAGTACCTAGTAGTTTAGCAATTCTTTCTAAAGGTGTCATGGTTACATCTCCTGCAGCTACTGCATCAAGAACGGGGGCTTCTTTCATAAAAGCAACAAAAGCCGGTGTAAATACGTTACCAATGTGCCACATGAATACTTTAAGATCTTCAGCCAAGTCTGAAGAAGCCTCGTCTATACGAACGTCTTCGTTGTACAGCAAGACACCAGTTTCTAACGTCTTCCAACCTGCTGGAGTCCACACTATCATCGCCATGTAAGGATGTAGTTTTCCGTTGATATTGGAAGGCCAGAAACCAAAGCGGAAGATGTATCCCGCATAGGTAAACTCAGGACAATCTAATTGCTTGTATGTGTTTTTCCTGTTGAGTTCGTTTAGCGCGTAGTCGCCTATTTTTTTAGTGTGTTCATTCATAGTTAGTATCCTGCTATTACGTCAAGTATCTGGTGATCGTCAATTTCATAATCATAGTCATAAGCCACGTTTGCTAACTGATCTATATACGCCAAAGCATCTATTAAGTCGTCGTGAGTTAGTGGATCAGGGAACTGAAACAGTTGATCCAGGAACCTAGAGTTCCACTCTCCTTTGTTTAGTGTTACAAAGCTGTTCTCAAAGCGTCCCTGTAAGGCCCACATCACCCTGTCAGTCTTCTTCTTGTTACCGTGTGTTAGTTCCTCGACTCTGAAGAACGTCCCGTAGCGCTTCTGTAGATCCATTAGAGGAGACATTACGGCCTGCTTTGCTATTCCTTTTTCAATACCTACGCTTACTGGTTTGTAGTCGCGTACAGCTTGGAATATCTTGTCTGCTGTCTCGTTGAGGCTCCAGCGTCCGTAGATGATGTTTTCAACGTACCAACCCTCAGGATTGACTATGACAACTGCTATGGCTGTCTCGTCTAACTTAGAGTTCTTGGTGCGCTTCTTGTTGACTTCTTCAAACCCCGCTAAGTCAACAGCAATGTAGTAATCACCTCCCTCTGGTTTATCCTCTGAAAACTTGACCCAGCCTTCTTTGAACATCTCTGACCCACGAGCCTCAAAAGAAGCCATGAACTCCTGTCGGAAAGCATAAGTAGACATGGACTTCTTAGCTACGTTGATCTCTTCTGGGTCTAGCAAAGGGTTGTCATAAGACGTGAAGTGCCATGTCTTGTAAGTCTCGTCGTCCCCTAGTTCTCCGTACTTGTACAACTCGTAGAAGTGGTTGCGGCCCATGGGGGTACCAATGAACATCGCACAGCCCTTCTGGTCAGCCAGTGCTGGTCTTAAGATCTGCTCAAAGACCTCTGGTTTCATGTCTGCGTATTCGTCCAACACAAGGAACTTAAGGCTTACACCACGCATTGTTTCAGGTCTGTCGGCACCTTTGAGGCTTATGGTAGCACCGTTAACTAGCTTTATCTGTAGGTTGTTAATGTGGCTCCCAGAGATCACAGGGTTACCTAACTCCAGCAGTGTCTGCCACATGATGTCCCGCGCCTGGCCCTGTGTAGGCGCTACGTAGAACACATGTCCTCTGTCGGCCTGTAGTGCGTTTAGGATCAACATCCAAGCAGCTAGTCTGGACTTCCCTGTACGTCTACCTGCTGCTACAATCTTAAAACGAGTGTTGTCTTCCCAGACTTTCTGTTGCCAAGGGAGGAGTTCTATGTTTAGTTCAGTAGCGCCTTGTGTCATTGGTTTTACCTAATACAGCCACGCAGAAGGAGTAGTCCCTCTGGTGTCTACATGGACAAAGGTACTACCTACTCCCACTCCAGTAAAGCCTAAGTGTAACGCCTCGCGTAGTATACAATATCTCTGAGCAGAACCTATGACTTTTATGTCCGCTGCTATCCCCTGAGCGTGTGTACCGGGGATTATCTTAGCAGCCTCTATTGGGTGTTCTGTGGGGTGTCTGTAGCCACTCGTGATAACGAAAGGGAAACCACAGGCTGTTCTTAGTTTGTCTAGTTGAGCTAAGAAGTCCTGTTCCATACGGTTTTCACCTGTGAACCGACAGTCAAACTCATCTAAAGAGAAGTTTTTAAGTTTCATTGGCTGTATCTGTTCCACCATAGTTGTCTACTACTTCTCCTTCGCCTTCTATAGACATAGTTCCAACATTAGACATAGTTCCAACATTAGACATAGATCCAACACCGTTGTCACCTTGGTCTGCTATGTCTATAGCTCCAACACCAGATATATTTATCTGTATAGAGTTTCTACCAGCGTCTTTGATGACTTCTTTCTCAAAAGCACCTACAGGTAACATACGATCCATGATTAGCTTCCAAGCAGAAGCTTGGTTTTTATGGTCGTTGTCTAAAGCAGCATCAAAGATAGTCTCTAACACCTTTCGTGACTTAGGGGAAGCCAACATACGAGATTTATACTCGTTTATTATCGCAGCGTCACCCTTTGGTCTACCTACTTTACCTTTGTTTCCTGGCTTTACAGCCGCTATGTCTGACTTACGAGGTCTACCACGACCTCTCTTCTTGATTTCATCAGTCATAAACAAATGTCCTTAAGTACAACTACAGTATAGCATAAGAATACAGCTAAGTCAAGCTTTTTGTACACTTATGTGCGCTCATAGGTAGTACTTTAGTACACTTATGTGCGCTAAATAAGCACACTTTTGTCAGTAGTTAGACTCTTTTTGCTGACAAGAGTGTCACTTAATACACTCCATTTATCACCTAGTAGTGGCGGTAGTAGTTTCCCTTGTAAAAACAAGGGGTTACATGTGTTTATAATTGGCTAGTTTTCTTAGTTTTTACTTGTGTTTTTTCTTAGTTTTTACTTGTGTTTTCTGTTTACCCCTATTTTGTACTTGGGTGGGTACTATAATAATAATAATAAACAAAACCCCCTCCCCCGTCCAAATCTGGTGAAACTTTTGCACGTTGCCTGAGTTGGCACGGGACTTGCATGGTTGACACACTGGTCACACATGTGGTAAGGCCTTGTGCTACACACTGGCTACACGGGCAGCCTTTGGCACAACCTAAGTTGGCACGGATCTTGCATGGGTTGACACAAGGCCATGGCTGTGGTAGCAACCTAAGTTGGCATGAGTCTTGCATGGGTTGACACAAGGGTCAGGATCTGGTAGCAACCTAAGTTGGCACGAGTCTTGCATGGGTTGCACCCAAGGTCGCCATGTGTTAGGCACAAGAAATCTCAGTAAAAGGTTGACATGTGTGAACTAATGTGGG